GAGCGGCCCCGCTGGGGACCTCTCCCGTTTTCCCGGTGACATCGCCAAAAATGGCGCTGCCCATTTCTGAAATGGTATAGAGCTGGTTTGTCAAAATCTCAATCTGTTTAAAATTGGCGTCCATAGAGGCGTCCCAGGTGATATAGTTCACGTCCGGTTCATCGTTGCTTCTCCTCGGGTAATAATCGCCGATTCTAAAACGCCATTCCCCGGTGGCGTTGTCCAGCTCCATTGCACCCTCCGGGCCGCTCATGCTGGGGTTCGCATGCTTGTCGAGCACTTTGCTGATCTGCGACACGCGCACCATAAGCTCAGAGACAATGCTGTCAATGCTTTGGTAGTCGTCGATTCCAAACAGGCGGTCCGTTGTCTTGACATTGGAAACCCGAAACACCGGGCAGACGGGGAGCTTGGTCTCCAGCAACGCCTCCTCCGGGCGGGCAATCTCACGTCCGATTTTCCAGGCCCCTTTAATTCCTTCCAGGCTGTAGCGGTGCTGTTCGCAGGAGGAAGGTTCTGCGGGATTGTGTATTTGAACCTTCAGCTCCCACTTTTCGCCTTCTGAATCCAGCGGATAAGCCCAGGCGAATACGTGAAAGCGAATCTGTTTTAAATTCCATGCGTCCACTACCGGGAACCAGTGGGCCGGACTGGAAGCCGTTACCGCCGGCATGTTTTCCTGATTGGACAGTAAGAGCAGCCCATCCCCGTACCGGCTTACATCGATCGCAGCTTCATAGGCCGCATTGAGCACCTCCTGCTCAACCAAAATCTCGTCCACGACCTTCTGGATTTTTTCGTCCGCTACCGTAATTTTAGGAGGTTCGCCAAACACCAGGTCGGCAATTTTCAACGAGATTAGCTTCTGATAGTTGAATAACACCGCATAAGAAACCACCTGAGAAAAGTTTCCGATCACCCGCTCAATGCGTTTGAACTGCTCCTTGTACACTTCGGCATGATCGTCCTCGAAAAGAGCCCGGTTATCCTGATATCTATCCAAACGGTATTTCTCCGATCTTGGCGGCCATTGCTCTCCCGCTTTTAAAAAATCCAGGCTGGTCAGCATTTATTTTCCTCCTATTGACACAAATTGCGGGCTGTGCCGCCCAAATACCTCCATGCAGAAATAGCGCATGGCGTCCATTGCGTGGTCGTTTATTTTCAGCGGCTTGTCCTCGCCCCGGCCGGCGGCCTTTTCGTCCCATACATACGCCTCAAATTCCCGCACGGTGTTTTCACAGCTTTCACAGATCTTGATTTTTCCACTCTGGAGGGCGTTGGCTGTCACCCGAATACCATCCAACACGGCGTTGTCCGCTGGGAACACTAAAAAGCGCCCATGATTGCGAATGCATGCAATCATAGACGCCGCGGATGGGTCCACAATCACCCCGCGAATGGGGAGGGGGCCCGCAAGATTTTCAAGCGCTGTATAATATTCTTCATCCGTGAGCTGTTTGTTCCGCTCCCGGCCCGAGTAGTAATATTCGCGCAGAGCATACCAAACACCGCCATGTTTCCCCCAAAGCTGCATGGCGGTGGGGTTTTGCGTGCCGTAATCCATGCTAATGTAGTAAAGGCTGCATGCTCCCGGAGATGCGGCCTCAACATGCCTTTCTTTCCGGAACATGTCATAAATCCGCCCCTCCGCCAATACCCATAGGCCCCGGATATAACGGTCGTAGAACACACCGGAGAACATAGACTCATATCGCTCTATAATTTTATTACTAAGCCCCGGGTTATCTCGCATGGTAAAGTGCAGATACAAGGCGTTGTGCTCCTTGTGCCGCTTTATCCACTCAAGATAAAACCAGTGCTGCGGGCTGCCCGGGTTACAAGAAAACCACATCTTCGCTCCGTCAACAGAGCACCGGGCCAATGCCTGCTCAACAAAAGAGCGCGGCATTAACGCTACCTCGTCCAGTAGCACCCCGGCCAATGTACGGCCCTGAATAAGCGCCGCGCTGCTCTCATCTTTACCTCCAAATACTTCAAAGAAATTGATTGCGGCTCCACGGCGCACTTCTAAGATTTTGTCTGATCTTCGCCAGCGTAGAACATAGCGCTCTTTAGCAAGACTCATGGAGATAAAGGGAACAACAATGTTTTTACTTGCGCTGTCTACCGTCTTCCCGCAAATGCCGAATCTTTGACCGCTAAACGCTCGCATAGCCCAGCCGACAAATGCCCACATCATAATGGAGGTTTTGCCGGAGCGGACTGCGCCATCGCATATAATTGCGTCATAGCTGGAATAAGGGAACGCAAGAATTTTCTTCTGTTTTACGCTAATCATCGCTCTCCAGCTCCTCCGCCATTTCTTTTAGGCTCTTGCTTAATTCATCTTCTTTTACCGCATCAGCAGGCTTTCCGGAAACCATTGCCCACTTATCAATCAGCGTGCCGATGGCTGTTGTAATCTGTGCAGGCGTGGCCGTTTCCAGTTTTTCCGGGCTGTTTAATACTGTCAGTCCCTTGCCGATGATCTCGCACACAACACCGCGTTGGCTTTCCATATACGCGAGAATGTCCGCGGTGTTTTCCTCTTTTTTTCGTTTGAGATTTTCTGAGATTCCTTGAGATCCTTCTATAACTCGACGCACGGTTTGCCCGCAAACACCGTTTTTTTTTGCTGTAGCGTTAAAGCTCTCGCTTTCCAAATAATCGGCCACTATTTTCTTTTTTTGCCTATCTGTCAAGCGTTTTGCCACACATCACCACCACGCTTTAAAATAAATATCAATCCTTTGTCAATTCCTTCAGGGAGAAACAGAGGCTATTTCGCATGTCATACAGAAGAGCAAGACGCTTGCGCCCTTCTGTGCTCATGCATTCCTTTCTGTTTGCCAACGCCTCTTCTATTCGGTCCATTACCTTTTTGAGCTCGGCCTGGTATTCGCCTATAAGCTTTTCTTTTTCCACGCATATCACCTCAAAATGAGCATAAGAAAAGCGCTCATCTTATTGATGAACGCTCTTGATAAAATTAACTATTGTCCATGCGGGAACTCTCCTGGGGGAACAGATGGTGTAGCACTGGATTTCAACCGCTGTGGTTCGACCAAAATCTCATGTAGAATTTTCAGAAGATATTTTCCTGTTATAATCATGCTAACTATATAATACACAGATAGTCCAACAAAACAATAAGCCCAGACGCAGCCAATTGTTTTGTTATCTGGAACCAACGCCCCTAAAGCCACGCAAGCAATGATTAACATCAGCCCAACTATTAGTGGTTCTGTATATCTAAAAACAAGTTCACCTATTGCATTTTTCTTTGCAATTGTTTGCATGACTCTACTGTTACTAAGACCGATAAGAATTGAAATTGAGGTTAAAATAAACCCAGACATGGTAGTAACGCAAGTAATTACTGCGTTAAGAATAAATTCTATATTCTCAAGTGTTATATTTCTGATTCCGAGGAAGTATATTATTAATATGACAAAAACTGTTACTATAGCTGGAATTAAAAAACGAATTTTTTTCATATCGTTTGAGCCTCCTTCCTCATAATCAAATTTATTCATCTATCTTTGTATATATCCTCATAAACTCATTAACCAACATATCATGGGTGATTGGATTATTCTTTGTGTATTTGAGATCGATCTGATATTTCTCGCGGTCGTTAAGTAAATCAATTGTTTCAAAACCTACATCTTCATGCGCACTGGCTTTTACAATCAGTTTTGTTGTAGCTGGAGATTTATATGCGTCTAGTATAAGATCCTTTGTATTCTGCGATTCAAGTCTTCTACACCTCTCCCTGCCCGCACTTATTTCGAGACGAATTATTCTTCCTTGATATGATGAAAGCTCTTTTAAAAGTTTATTCAAGGGAGTAGAAGGCTCCTCAACATCTGTATTAGTTATCCCCTCTGTGTCAGCAGCTAAAATAATATTACGATATTGTGTTGTATCTATGATTTTTTTTATTCTTTGACCTACTATTATAGGCTTAAGCAACACAGAAGTGCCCTCAGGAGACAAGTCTCCAAGATAAAATTCAAGAGCCTTAATTGAAGTGCCGTATTTATTTCGTTGTAAGTATAGAATCCCATTGGATTCATTATACAAAAATGTTGTGGATTCAGCCGGGTACTCATGTTCGTCTAACTGTATCATTTCAAAGGATCCATCTCCATCAGCGATCCCCGGTAGCATTTTTTCTCGCAGATGAATAAGCTGTATTTCCCACATATTGCTATTAGAGATACGCCCACATTTATGTATCATATGTATGTCGCCATAGATTTTACGTTTGGATTCCTTTAATGAATTTTGAGAAGTATGTTCCAAAAGAACGCTCAAATCATACGCTGATTCCACAGGTCTATCGTTTTGAAACACACAGTAATATGGTCTAAAAGAATCAAATTGTATGGTCTTTTTAAGTTGTCGCATATAAACACCTCCTAATAGCGTAATTGTAACACTCAAAGGGGATTTGTACAACAATTTAAAATATCTTGGCAAATTTAATTTGCTTCCCATATATCCGGGTTTTGCCCCGGATTTTAAAGGAGGATGGCTTTAAGCTAAATTTTTACAATATTATTTTATCACAAAAGTACGTCCCCCGCGTTACCCATTTTCTCCCACAAAAAGTAAAAGAACATTCTTCGGTATTCATAGAACTGCCGCCGGCCGCAAGGAGGACAAAGCCTTTCGTATGTAGCGCCTTCTCTTGTCACATGCTGAATGATATATTGCTGCAGGTTCCCGGACGCCTCTAATGCCGATTGTTCGATCATGGCAATATCATTGCTTAGCTTGACCGCCATTTCTGCATGCTTTGCGGTTGGGTTTCCGGGTTCATTCTTTCCCGGCATACCGGTTATCGGAGCAGAAGCGATAGAGCGCAGCTGTTGAAGCCGGGCTTTCTTTTCTTCATACTGAAGGCAGAAGCTTCTCAATTCCCGATACGCTTCTTTTGAAATTCCGTATTTATCTAGCTTTAAATCCCGTCTTCTCGGCATATTTTCCTCCTTCTCAGCTTGTCCTTGAGATATTCCGCATTTATAGATTCAGGCAAGAGGGAAGATGGCATTTCCCGTCTGAGCCAATCCATTCACAGCGGTTCCTTTTGCAAAATTCCCGGGGCTTCCCGTCGTATTGAAAACGGGAGGCCTTTTCTTTGTCCTTATTGGGAACGCCTATTCCCTTCTGTTCTGCGATTGGAACTTGCGGTGCTTTTTTAACGCGCCTGCTTTGGCCGGCTTCTTCCGCTGCCTCTATAATTTCCTCCGGGGGTTCAACGCCAAACGCGGCGCCAGCTTTTCTAATGCTGGCCGGGTATGGGTCTTGTTCTCCGCGCTCCCAGCGGCTGATCTGTATTGCGCACATCCCGCACCTTTTAGCAAACTTCTGTTTCGTGAGGCCTGAGCCTTTATATAAGTCAAAAAGCCATTTTGCCGCGGGGTTCATGCTTCTTCCTCCTGCTCCATGCAAGCACCACAATATCTGCAAAATGAAGCTAACGAATCGATACTATCCAGACGGTTACACACGCTGCAAATACCCGTGCCTTTTTTCTTATCTACTGCAATCCAATGCCCAAGCTTCAGAGAGCTAGGACACTCCTGTTTCATCTGCTCCAGCTCTGCGCGCAGCTTGCCGTTTTCAGCAAGCAGCTTTGCGCTCTGGCTTTTATCAAAATCATTGATTCTTTCCAGCTTATCCGCGGCTTCCATGCACAAATCCATGATTTCTAACGTCGCTTTGTCTTTGTATAAGCTTTCTGTGCGCAGCTTCTCAATCAGTTTTTCTATGTCCATCACTCTTCCTCCTTCACCGGCCCCGCAGCGGTCGTTGGCTCTTTATTCTTTTGAGGTTTCTCAAACATCGTCAATACCCTCAAATTTCTTCACGCATACCCTACCGACTACGGGCTTCAATGGAAGCGTTGCCCCAACCGCTGCCACCACGGCTTTCAACGGGCTTCCCTCCAGTTCAAAGCTGTCACAGGTACATATACCATCTACTTCTCCACGCCTGTTTCTAACCATGACCCTATCGCCCTCTTTGAGCTTTATACTCTCCGGTACCTCGAACAAGTATTGACGATTGTCGAAGTGCCTAATAAATACAGCATTCATTCAAATACCTCCCAATTGTTTAACATGATTCGTCTTGTTTATTGATTGCCCGGCCCCCGTTGTAGATAACCACCATCGAGGGAAAAGGGGCGGCGTTTACGGCGTTGCCGTCATCGTCCGTAAAATGCAAACGCCCTCGCACAAACCTGATTTCCGCCTTCCCATAAATGTAATCGTGAAAATAATTCGTGTCCGTCCGCGCTGGAATGAGCAGCACGATTGGAAAGCCCCCTCGGGCCTCTATGAACGCCTTTTTCACCCATTTCCCAATCTCGCGCCCATAAGGCGGATTGCAGAATACCGCGCCGCCGCGGTCCCAGCTTTGTGAAAGCCCGTCTGTCTCCGGCGTATAGTATAAGGGGCATTTCGCTGTTTTGTCGGTAGCTGCGGGGTCCAGAACAAATTGAAATTCTTGGTTCAACTTATCAAAAAAATCCTGCGGCGTACACCAACACATATTTTTAGACGACAGAAGCGCCTTGTTCAATTTCTATGGCCTCGCTTCCCCTGAAAAATTGCTTGCAGCGCCATTCGCCGGACGGCCTTCGCCCCTGCTGCACCCTTCCCAATCCTCGAATGCGGTTTTAAAGCCTGAGAACTCTCCCGTGACCGTTCTTTCAGCCCTCGCCATTGGACATTCGGATGTGTCCTTTTTTCTGCATTTTGAGCAGGTGAGTTTGTCTTTCATGTTGTGTTCCCCCTTGATGAACTCCAGCTCCGGCCTCTTTTTTCTTCGATCACTTAACCACCCTCAATTCAAAACCCGGATAAAGCGCTTCCCAGTCCTTTTTCTTGATCTTGAATTCCTTTGTCTCCACGCCCTTGACGTCCTCCACCCATACCAGCCCGGAAGAATCGCACACCATGAAATCCGGCCTGTACCGGGTGTTTCCCAACAAGAGGAAGGACGGCTGCCGGGTAAACCAAAGAATCCGCCCCGATGCTCTCAGCGCTTTCAGCTGTACGTACCGCGCCGCCTCCGCCTTGCTGTCAAAGCGTATTCCGTCAACCTCAACCGGCGTGTTGTGATACTTCGCCGGCTTAACATGCAGTTTCATGTTACGGCCTCCAGTCCAAATCATCGAACGCGCCCGATTGCTCGAACGCCTCAATGTCGTAGGTCGTTTCGGGCCCGGTTCCTGTTTTGCTTTGTTCAGCCCTTTCACGCTTAACCCAGTTTCGAACAGTGGCTTTCCAGTCCTTCATGTTGTTTTTTCCGACTTTCCAGCCATTGCTCTCGTAGTAGTTGCAGAAATAATCTGCGTCCAAAGCATAGCCCTGTTCCTTGCAGAAGGAACGAACCTCCTCCACGGTGGGCTTTTGAAAGCGTGGTACGCGCGCGGGCGCGTCTTTCGTATTCGTATTCGGATTTGGATTGGATTCTGGATTGGATTCTAGCGGTGAGTCACCGTGAGTCACCGTGGACCACCGTGAAATATCATTTTCGCTTGGCTCAGGAAACTTTGACTTCTTGGTTTGTATTCTTTGATACTTGCCCCAGTTTGGAAGGCAAAAATAGGGTTCTCCTGCAACATCATAGAGAAGAATGCTACCATTGCGTTCCAAAGCTTCAAGGCCCTTTTGAATATCTTGTTCCCGAACTCCGTTCCTTCTTGGAAATACGAATCCTTTCAGCAATTCCGGATCCGCGCTGCCTCTTCCGTAATCATCAACATAAGTCAGTAGATACGTCCATAATCGAAATTGAAAATCTGAAAGCGCGTTGATTGATTTGCTTGTACGAATCTTTTCGCTAATAATTCTATTTGGCACCTTACCACCGCCTCATAGCTTTGTTTGGGCGGGATTGACACGAATCCTCCTGAAATAGCCTTTGACATAAATGAGGGCTTCGCCTTTTGCCCGGCTGACGATCCGCTGGATGGGGAGGTCGTTCTTAGCCTGTGTCGCTCTTCGGCGGCTGGATTCCTGCAAGTATTTTTCCATCTCGGCAATATCGTTTGTGCGCCAATACCCCCGGCCGCTGGAGCTTGAAACAATCGCTTCCCCAATCCGTTCCAGCTCTTTGTTGGCCTCTTTGATCTTAAAACGGACATCCCGCTCTGAAATCCCGACTGCCTTGGCAATGTCATAACGGGAAACGGCGTTTTCCCTTCCGGTGGGAACGAATGAAATAATGTTCAAGCTGTTTCACTTCCTTTCTCCTGCTTAGTTAAAAGGCAAGTCGTCGTCTGCCGTAATCTCTTGAAACCCGTCGCCGGGCTGAGCGAAATTCCCGCCCTCCTGCTCCCTCTTAGGGCCTGCAAAATGCGCCTGGTCCGCGACAACCTCAACCGCCTTGCGCTTGTTCCCGTTTTTGTCCTCATAGCTTCGCGTTTGTATGGACCCCTGAACGGCAATTAATTGGCCTTTCTTGAAATATTTACAGATAAACTCCGCCGTGCTGCGCCATGCGACTACGTCGATAAAATCAGCCTGGCGCTCTGCTCCGGTTTTTACATAGGAACGGTCAACCGCTACCGTGAAGCTTGTCACCGCCGTATCGCTCGACGTGTGCCTTAGCTCCGGGTCCGCAGTCAGACGGCCCATGAATATTGCTGTGTTAAGCATTGCTTTTCCCCCATTCTCTCTCTATCTGCGCTTCAGTTAGTTTCATCTGCAGCTTGTAGCTCTGTATGGCCTCCTGCGCCGCCTTATACAGCGCTTCTTTTGCGTCCCGGTCAAATTTCATTGCCGCTATTTTAGCGTCCCCGCGGGCCAAATCTGCTAAAATGGTGACGGGGATTCCTTGAGCCCTCAATTCCAGCAGCTTTTGCGATAGCGCAATACGGTAATCTCGCTCTGAGGCTGCCCATTCAGAGCCCCGCTTTCCAAACTGCCGGAGCGCTGTTTCTAATAGAGCCGTTAGTTGGCCCATTCTGTCCATCAAATCATACCCGGTCAAATATAATTCCTCCCAAATACTTCCATGAATTTTTCATACTTACACTTTAAAAGCAGATCGAGTTCCCTGTTGTGATGTACGCCTTTGAATCCGGTGTGTTCTTCCTCTGTCAGCCAACACCAACAACCATATTTCTCTGAAAGCCTTCGGTTTGGATTTCCAAAATAAATGTGGTGCTTATGCAGATTGCTTGTCCTTCTTGAAAGATAGCTTTCTTCAGCGCTTTGCATAACTGATTTACTCATGACGGTCTTTCCTTTTGCAGCCCATAGAGCAGTAGGCTTTCCCATTGGCCTGCATGCTTCCTTCATAAATCTCCTTTGTAACGGCCTTTCCGCAGACGCAGCAAGCGTATTCCGGGAAACAGTTGCCAAACATATAAACTGTCCGGCGAAGCTTTGGGTTCTCAATATTCAGCGCTGTGATTCGCCCATCCTCAACATTCAGGTATGTAATGGCAAAACGGTCGTATTTGTCCCGATAATTTGGCTTTCCGTCTTTTCCGGTAGGATTAATCCATATAAAAGGAGCTGTATATAGCTCTCTTCCAATTCCCCAGTTAAAACAAGCCCTTTTGAAGCTGTCGGATGATTCCCCTTTTTCTTTTTCCGCATAGCTTTCTGTGCCGCAATCACTTTTCCAAACCCATCCGTTTTCAGTGAGGATTCCAACCCTGCAAAATAGGTTCCCCTTGCATTCGTAATGGTCCCTTTGCCAGTTTTCCGGGCCGAAGGTTTCGTCTAAAATTCGCATATCGCAGCGGGCGTCCTTGTATAATAGCAATGACATCCCGCTTTCTTTTACAGTTGAAACGCGGGCTTCTATTTCATCAGCCCGCAGCGCTCTAAATGTAATCATCACACCGTCTCCTTTAACCCGCCAATGCTCCCCAGCTCATAATCCGGTCTGTCATAATATCCAAATGGTTCAGGAGCCATTCGGAAACACAGGCTTCGCAAAGCCTCGTCCCGTCTATATCAGCGACGGCGTCTACAGTGCGGCCGCAGCCTTCACAGACAGGAAGGAAAGGCTCCTGCCGGTCATATTGTGCCTGCGCCCATCCATACCCCTTAGTCATTGAGCCTCGCCTCCAGCTCCTGAATTCGGGCCTTTAAAGCCTGAATCTCATATTTAAGATCCAATGTCTCGCCGTAGTATTGCTCGCCCTCTTGGGCCCGTTTATATAAATCTGCTACCATGTCAAGCATTAACCCATTCACATTTTCCATTTGACAACCTCCGTCCACGTTGATATACTATAGGTAAGTTGTTTTCTGTTTGCCGCGTCAGGAATTGCCGTTCCTGCGCGGCTTTTTTATTACCTGCCATGCCTGTTTTTCAGCCTCCTATGGGTATCGTTGCTGTATTCGATCATCATACTGTCGTATTGCTTGCGCAGGAACTGCCGGACTATGACGCAGGATTCCTGAAAAATACAGTTGTGTTTCTGCATGGTCTTGCAGTGCGTGCAGCACTCCGGTATATTCATGCCGCTTTTCTCCTTTCGCCCTTCCTCATTGTCCGAATCTTACAGCGGGCCCTCCCGCGCTCCCGGCGCTCACATATCCAGGCCACAAGGACCATCAGTGCAAACGCCGCAGAGAATATGTACAAGGTGATTAGAAAGTTCATTGCTGTCCTCCCTCAGATTCTTCCAGGATTCTTATGAATGACTGTCCGCCGGCCTGTTTCCCTTTTTGAATGCGTCAACGCTTTGACCGTTCTGTTCCGTTCAAATTCAAGAACGCCCTGAAGGGTTACGACCTTATGCTTTGGGCTCGCTGCGATAACCTCTCCAAAGCTTCCGTTGTTTATCACTCGTCTGGCGTTGGCCGGGCTCCATCCAAAACGCTGCGCTATATCCTCAGCGGTAAACCGTGTCTTCATTTCCGGCCCTTCGGCTATACACTCTCGAACAATGGCGCGAATGTACTCTTCCAGGTTAAAATCCAATTTAAATTCCTCCTCTCAAACAATCATTTTGAAATAAAACGCAATCATGGCGGTAACAAGCACCAGCAGCAATATGCGGAAGCTCCATTCAAAGACAGCTTCGATGTGTTGTTTCATCGCTTTCCCTCCCTCACCTTTTGTTACGAACCAATTTAGCCACCGGGATTTCATCGTCCCAATCTAAGCTGCGAACTTTCCAACGGCCTGTCGCCAGCAGCCGGTTGATTTCCTCCAGCCCGACGGCCTCGCGAAGCTCATATATGCTTTCTTCCATGATTTCACACCCTTTCTATCTTCTCATTTAGAAAGCTGTCAATAAGAGACCTCAAATCAATAAGATATTCTTTGTAATCCCATCCTTCAATCAAACAAACGGATATATCCGCACGTATATCTTGAAGAATTTTGAGCTTTAGCTCATGCCGCGCCAACTCATTGAGAGCCTTCGAGATTTCATCCGATTGATTAAATGTATAACTCGGCAACGCTGACACCTCTAAGCCGGCTTTTCTCAATATAAGCCACTAGATTTTCGCGGGATATTGCCGTGATGGAATGAAGCAAGTATGTTACATATCGTTGAGCCTGAATTTTTGTTACTTCATGCCAATCTGAAAAATTGCTTTTAATTTCGATTCTTTCTTTCACGTTCTTGCCTCCTTCCTTTTGTTGAAAACTCGGTTAATAATTGTGAATAACCTTGTCCCTCTTTTCCCTGGGCTGTATAATAGGAGCGGGGGAGGGAGGTGAAAAAATGGACAACGAAAAAATAGCGCGCGATGTAGCAAAAATATTTGCAAACTCAGAACTTGGCAAATCAAAATTTGAAGATCCTCAATCTAAAATGGAACAGATTTTAGAGGATTATTGCGCCGCTTATGGGTTTGTAATGAGCCGGGATGAACAGTTTATTCAAGAGCTAATCCACCGCGGAGAGTAGCCTGTTGGGCTTTGTCTGTGGCCCATTTACAGATGTCGGCAACGTCGTTCACTGTCATTCCTTCGTCCTTGCATTGTTGCAGCAGTGCAAGGACGATTTTTTTCTTTCTCTGCCTTATCTCATCTTTCTGACAAATACGATCAATCGCAGCTTGTGCTTCCTTATTCATCGTTTTCTCACCTTCCTTGAGATCGTCATTTGCCGGCATAATCTCCATCTCCTTCCTAAAATCTTTCTACCCCTCACCTATCCGATGGATTGTTGTCGGTACACTATAGCAACAATGAGCCCTGCGAAATTGCCTTGAAGATTCAATCTATACAAGAATGCGATGAAAACACAATGCTAAAAAAGGGCTATAGATTCGTCAAGGAAATTCGTGATTGGTTCTAAGTAGTCGTGATCCAATCGTCCGCAATTAAATCCTCTGCCTGGGGCTGCCACCCTCGGCAGGGGGCATTGCTTGCCACGCTCTCAATTGTGCAGCAATCCGGCGTATCTGTAGGTAAAATTTTAACCGCAGCATTACACCATACACTTGTTGGATAATTCCAAGACTGCCGTGTTATATACGGCTTGTTTGTAGTTCGCGCCTTAACCGCGTCGCAGATATTCATACTTTCTCCTTCCTAAAAATTTCCCTGCCCTCCACATAGCGAGTGGGGGCGTGTCTGCTTGTTCTTCCTCCTGGGCCACGTTATAATAAGGTGGAAAGGAGGCGACCCCTAGTGTCGATTATTATGCAATATTTGGTCTTGCGTGCAATACTCTTAAAAACTCACCAAGAAATTTCATCACCAAGCGCTTTTGCTGTCTCGTATAATTGTATTCATGCCTTCCCGCTGATATGGCGTATTCCGTTCCTATCCCAATGGGCGAATCGTTCGCAATGGAAGACTTGTTGCGTCTTGTTCAACATGGGATTAGTGCAAATGAAACAAGTCACTGAATGGAAAATTGCAGTTTCAAAAGAAGGTGCAATATACCTTGCAGAATTAAAAATGCAGATTATAAAGTCTGTATGTTCTGTATTGCTTGCAGCCGTAAGCGCTGTATTCGGATTCATGCTTGGGTTAGCACAATAGCTTTGCAAACAGGAATCCTACTATAAAGCAAAGAACAAGAACTACGATCCAAATAACATTGATTTTTGTCCGTAATGCAGATTCAGTAGTTGCAATATAATACCGTATCCAGTCTATTTGCCCTGTCACTTTTTCCACAAACGGAGGCAGTTGAGGGCTTTCTTCATCCATATCGATTTTAGGAATATTGATGTCTTTTTTCATTTCCTCACCCCCTTCTAAATTTTTTTCCATCCTTCATAAAGTCCTGTTTAACGGACAGATAGGGTGGTATTATTTAATTGGGGGGTGAGATAACTAGAACCAACGCTACTGTCTTCAAGAACTTTCAACGCCTTCTGTGCCCCAGCATAGTTTTCTTTTGCCGCTAAAAGTGCAGCCTCCAATTCCTCGACCTTGTGTTTTGTCCTTTGAACCTTTTTTCTTGCCGAGATTAAAGCACTTTGCTGTGCCTTCGACATTTTTGAGGGATCTCTGGCACGCTTTTCAGCATACAGAATTGCAGCCGAAACACATTGCCTTGAAACACCGTATCTGTCAGCAATTTCTGATACGCTTAATCCTTTGGCCCGCAACTGTACATACGTAGCTTCGGTTGGTGACATCAAGGAAGTGTCAAGTGATCCATACCTATCCCAAAGGGTTGCTTGTTTATCAATCTCTTTTGCTTCCGTCTTCAAATGGTTTTGACAAGCTACGCAAATTCCTTTTGCCGATTTCGTAAACGCACCACATATAGAGCATGGTACCGCCGTGGCCATCGGATTTGCTAAACCGTGTTCGTAAGCATGACAGGTGTTTTGTGCCTGTGTGACCCATTCTAAATTTTCAACTGTATTGTTACGCGGGTTTCCATCTTTGTGGTTTACTTGAGGCAGATGTTTGGGGTTCGGAATAAATGCTGTTGCAACAAGGCGGTGAACATATGCATGATACTGTTTTCCATTTTCACTATAACTGACGGTAGCATAGCGCATTCCTTTTCCTGTGTAGCTTTGTTTTGCAGGTTCCGAAACACCGTTGCTAATTCGATTCACGGTGCCATCTTCAAAAACCTCGAATCGTCCTGCAAGAACCATACGGGAACGCATTATTAATCACCTCATCATTTCATCTACTGTTTTGCCGAAATAAGCGGCAACGGCGTGGGCGTGTTCAAGTAGTGGACGTTTCCCTGCTCTCCAATTCCGCACAGTAGTACAGTGGACACCGATTTCTTTAGATAATCTGTAGTTAGTGACACCACGTTCCTTTTGCAACTTCACCAAATTTTCAGAAAAAGACAAAAAATACACCCCCTTACTATTGACAATATTAGATTATGATGATAGTCTAATATCGTAGATTATTAGAGCAAAAAAAATACAAAACCTTTTTGCGCAAGGCCATCCAATTTGATTGCGCTTTTGTTTCTTTACATGCTCTAGTATAGTCTAATTAATTCTAATTGTCAAGCATTATTAGATTAAATTAGAACAATAAATAAAGGGCGGTTTTTATGAGTTTTGCACAACGACTATCAGAGTTAATGGCCTCTCGGACGTTAACTAACTATCAGCTTGCGAAAGATTTAGACATACACCCAACAACTGTTGCAAATTGGCTCGCAGGGAAAGCCCCTCGAAAAAAGACACTTGCCTTACTGGCTGAATATTTCGGAGTATCTACCGATTATCTTCTTGGTAATGAGCAAAAAGAAAAGCCTGCCACTGATGGGCAGGCTATCAACGAAGAAGCTTTAAAGCTCGCATTGTTTGGAGGTAATACCGATGTAACCGATGCTATGTGGGAGGAGGCCAAAAACTACATTCAGTACATCAAAGAACGAGAAAAGAGGAAGCGCGAATAAAATGAAGACTTTATTTGGTTATGCCGATAAAAATAATATTCAAATTGAATATGGTCGACTTCCAGAAAATAAATCTATTTCATTTTCCATTACAGATGAAGATTATGTCATTATTGATTATTCCTTACTATTTAATCAAAAAGAAGAAGGTGTGCATTTAGCTCATGAGCTAGGACATTGCGCAACAGGTAGCTTTTATAACTTATATTCTCCGTTAGATATAAGAATGAAGCATGAGATCAGAGCGGATAAGTGGGCAATTAAGCATCTTATTTCTGAGGAGGATTTGGATGCGGCAATAACCAATGGTTATACAGAAATATGGTCTTTAGCCGAATACTTTGACGTCACCGAAGATTTCATGAAAAAGGTGGTGTGCTGGTATACATACGGAAATTTAGATACGGAATTGTATTTTTAGGGAATTAACTGCTCGATAGAGGGTGGAGTGGATAGATTAAAAAATTAATAAATTTTGCATTGACTTGATGTGGAAAACTGAATATAATGAGGGTGTAAGGGAAACCTTATGAAGAAGCAGTCGTAGAGCGCGACTGCCGCGGAAAAAAGAAAGCTCACTGAGTTGATTTCGTTGTAGAGCGCAACGAACAAAAAATAAAGAAAGCTCACGGAGAAGACCGCCCCCTCATTCATTTGAGGGGGTTATTTTTTTGAAGTTTATTTTTCTGTCCGATTCTTTTTACAAAGCATACATACAGTGTTCAGAAATAGAGCAGAAAAGAGATCGTCCTTATATTCAGGCGTGCGTTCAGATGGGTGGTCGGTTGTTCGCAGTTCCCATGCGGTCACACATAAAGCACAAATATGTCCTTTGGACAGATAAGGAAAATAATTGCGGACTGGATTTTTCAAAAGCGGTTGTGCTGAAAAGACAAGAATATATTGATGATACTAGGCAGCCATATGTCAGACCAAATGAATTTGAATCTTTACGAGGAAAAGATCACCTTATAAAACAAAAGCTTGTTCAATACATAAATGTGTATAAAAAAGCTCGGAAACGCCTAGATGTTCCAAGAAATCGTATTATTTGTCAATATAGCACATTACAATATTTTGAAGATTGCATTTAATATCACCCCATGACACGTTGCCCGCTCTTTATATGTGTTAAATACGAACCGCGTAAACAATTTTATATCAAATGGCTCTCTACGGCCCTTGACAAAATGCAATGAATAGCATAGAATAGGGTTGGAAATAATATAAAAGAGATAAGGATTAGAGGACGGAACAGGCAGCCGTCGCCCATTGTTAGGAGATGTGGGAATAGTCACCCCACCTAATTCTTATTATCTGATAGGGAGAGCAGGAAACTGTTCTCCCTTCATTTTTATATATAATATCAGTTGCTGAAAGATTCAAAGCTATTAACTGCTCGATAGAGGGCGGAAAGATAAGGGGAATTTTATGAAAAAAGTAATCTGTTGGTATACATACGGAAATTTAGATACGGAATTGTATTTTTAGGGAATTAATTGCTCATAGAGAGCATTTTTTAATACGTTTATGAGAGAAGTGAAAAATGTGTTTGGCAAAAAAGAAATGTGTTCAATTTGTGGATCCAAGCCCGGTGTCTTAACTAAGGCAGTTTTAAAGGATGGGGTGATTTGTGGATCTTGCGCGGAACAATGCTGTCAGCACCTTTCGCGCCCGCAGCAAAGAACAGTCGCAAATATAAAAGATCATATTGCTTATTGTGCTAAAAACCGTGAGGCATTAAAGTATTTTCAGCCCACAGATCAGGCAGGCGAGCTTTACGTCGATTCTATCCATAAAATTTGGTATATTGATGACACGCGCCGTAAAGATATTCGAAATCCTTTAATACTTAAATATGCGCAGCTGTTAGACTACTCCGTCACTGAGGACGGAGAAACCATACATAAATCAGGTGCAGGAAGGGCAGTTGCAGGCGGGCTTCTTTTTGGAGGGATTGGTCTGGTAGCCGGTGGCCTGTCGGGCCGAAAAACAAAAGAGGTCATATCAAAAATGACTATTACGGTTATGATAGATAGTGAGTGGATAGACAGCATAGACATTCCAATAATTACAACGGAAGTTAAAAAAGGCGGATGGATGTATAATCTAGCTAAAGACACTTTTAACAAGACAACTGCTCTTTTGGATCGTATATTATCCGAAAACCGTCAGCCTACATTATCTGAACAGGCACAAAAAGGGTCGGCCGCAGATGAAATTCAAAAGTACAAGCAGTTGCTTGATTGTGGCGCAATCACTCAAGAAGAGTTTGAGAAAATGAAAACAAAACTGCTGAATTTATAAACAATCTTGCAAGCAATGTGCTGAGGTCGATTAAAGATTAAATAAAAAAGCCGCCCCTCCGGCTGGCACCAGGAAGGACGGCTGAAAAAGGTCACTCAATATTCAGTTTAGCTTTTAGGGCTTCTTGGAGAACGCCAGAAAAATTAATTCCGCTACGTTCCGCCATATCATTTAGCCAGCTGGGGATTGATAAGGTTTTCTTTACCGCTTTATTGTCATAGAATCTACGGTATTCAAGCGTGTCACAAGCGATCAGTGACACAAACTCATCAGAGGTGTGCGGCGTATCATTTACCGCGCCGGCTGCCGGAATAGGCTTGCCTGCCTGCTCTAAATCGTATAAGGTCAAACATAAAACATCATTCGCCATAGCCATTCCGTCCGCCAAATTTTCTCCTTGTGTGAAGCAGCCTTCTATATCTGGAAAATTAATTGAATAACCGCCATCCTCTTCCGGGGTAAAAACTGCCGGATAAACATATTTTGCCATATGATAATCTCCTTTCATAATGTCAATTTATAGGCAGAAGCCCAGCGGGGCTTCATTGTAACCCCGCCTGCTTCTTAATTGCTTTGAGCGTTCCTGACTTAACGTCTTGATTTTTGTGCCGCCCTACTGGAAAAATCTTTCCGGTGATGGGACTGTACCATTGCGTGTGGTTGGCGCCTTCACGGTAAACTGTACATCCGGCTTTTTTCAGTAGTTTTTCCAGCTCACTATATTTCATGTTTTCCCTCCTTCATTGTTTATATTATAACACGTATCAATACGTATGTCAATGCTTTTATACGTAAATTTACGTATAAATTTAAAAACCCCCCGGGGGGGCAAACACCCCCGCGCGGCACCAACAAAACCATTC